GACCACGACGTGCAACCATACGAAACGCCTGACTTTTACGGGGAGCAGGGCTAATGGCTAGACCAACCAAAAGCGATTATTTCGCGGTATATGGCGCATTCTTGGTGGGCTTCTTAGCTGGCTGCCTCGTTGGTTCGGAGTTGCTGATATGAAACCATTAACCAGATCACAACGGGAAGCCCTGCTAAAGGTTTACGGCAGAGGATGGGGAGGAAATCCAAAGCCTAAGACATACCTACAGTTCCGCCGTACCGCCCAGAGCCTACCATGTGATGATTGCATTATTGTTCCGTGGGCTGGAATGTGGTTAGGAATAGAACCGGATGGACGCACCCACAGTTAACACAACCCACAATAAACTGAGGCCCCTTAACTGGGGCCTTTTTTTTACCTGCAATAATGCCTAGCGTCTGGATATTGCTAGCGTTTTGGATCTGGCTGACGGGATTGTGTGCGCTGTATTGCACGCCCACCCCACCCCAAAGCACCACCAAAAAGGCCACCGGGGTAATTTGTCGGTAGAGTTAAGACTACGCAGGCGGGGGTGCAGGTATTACAAAGGGGTCGCGGAACAATTAGCCGGGTATAAATGGCAGAAGGCCGGGGTTGCATAGTGTATATTATGAATAGTAGTCAAACTTAATAAAAACAAAGACTTAGCCCTACACGGGCGCGCATGGGCCACCGGGGGTGGGTATATATCTATATGCAACTCCGGTATATTTTTACTATTTTTTACCCTTTCTAGAATAAATCTTCTTGTTTTTCAATACCTTATGGCCTAACAGGGCTAATTGTTTGTAGTAAGGGTTGCGTTTTGAGGGTAATTTCTTATTGTTTTTTTGATTCATATCTAAAAACACAACGTATAGGTATCCGAAAGAAGACATTTGGGTAATTTTATTACACTGAGGGCTAATATTAGGGGTATATATATATATTACCGGTCTGGAGAAGAGTTACTCTTATTATACAGCTCATTTCAGCTTTGTCAAGTAAATAATGCACTATTTTTAATTTTTTTTAAACTTTTTACTTGACAACATACGTATTCTTAGTTATAATAGTAACTTAGCAGCTCTTAGTCTGTCTACAGCCTATCAACAATTATATGTATTTCCGAGTAGGGATGTTGAGATAAGACTGTACTAGCTGCACCCCCCAAAAGAATTTAATATGTCACCCTATAGAGGGCCTTATGCGGCTTTTACAATGATATCAAATGTACCTGAACAGCAATCGGATACTACTGAAGACACTTGCATAACCTGTGTGTGTCAACCAAAGGAATGCCACTGTCCAGAACCTTGCCCCCACTGTAACTGTGGGGATTGTCACTGTAAGCAGATGTACACACGCAAGAGTGGATGGGGAGAACCAACGGTGGGAATGGAATAATGGCAAGCAAACCAGATTATTTAGACTTTGATGGAGACGGTAACAAGAAAGAGCCTATGAAACAGGCCCTTGCTCAAAAGAAACCGCAAAAGAAAATGGGCGGGGGTAAAGTTTATGCCATGAACCGTAACATGGGCGGTTCCATCCGCAAACCCCGGATGAAGTAATGCCAGCCAAAGAACAACTCCAGCAAATCTCCAAGGAGCTAACCAAAGCCTCACAGATGCACAAGCGGCAATCAAGGAAGGTAGCAGCGATTAGCCGTAAGGAGTATGCAAAGGGAGGAGGAGTCAGGAAGCCCCAGATGCCCAAAGGTTCAGGAATGAAGCGACCTACTAAACAGGGCGCTGGAATGACCGAGAAGGGTATTAAGGCTTATCGTGCGGCTAACCCCGGCTCCAAGCTAAAAGGTGCAGTGACCGGCGAGGTCAAGGCAGGGAGTAAAGCAGCAAAGAGGCGTAAGTCATACTGCGCTCGTTCTGCAGGACAGATGAAGAAGTTTCCAAATGCGGCTAAAGACCCCAATAGCCGTATCAGGCAAGCAAGAAAAAGATGGAAGTGCTAATGGCACGTAAAAAACTTACAAACAGACAAAAGACTACACTTAAAAAACATTCAAAACATCATACTAAGAAACATATGTCTAGTATGAAAACTGACATGAAAAAAGGAAAAACTTTTGGTGCTTCTCACAAGAAAGCAATAAAAAAGGTAGGAAAGTAATGGCTAAAAAAAGAGGACTATACGATAACATTCAAGCAAAGCGCAAGCGGATAGCCGGTGGCTCTGGAGAGAAGATGCGTAAGGTAGGTGCTAAAGGTGCGCCTACTGCCAAGAACTTCAAGGAAGCTGCAAAGACGGCTAAGATGAATTATGGCGGCATGGTTGCTACAGGCACTCCAGACAAAGATAAGATCATGGGTGCAGCTTCCATGCAGCAGAACCCGCAGCAGAGCCTGATGCAAATGAACCGCAACAAGGTTACTGGTATGATGGGTGGCGGTAAGGTTAAAGAATATTCAATGGGCGGAGGGGTACGTAAAGTACGCTATTGATGGTTAACGGACTTTTACCCTCACAGAAGAAGAAAAAACGAGAGCTAACCGAGATGCAATCATCCTACTTGGATGCTCTCATGGACAATGGCGGCAATAACGCTGCAGCACTGCGCGTAGCCGGATACTCCGAAACTACTGGCAAAGCGGTTATGAACTCCCTTGCAGATGAAATAGTAGAACGTGCAAAGAACATGTTAGCCGCTAATTCAGTAAAAGCAGCAGCGGGTCTTGTACAGGCACTAGACGATGATGGAACAATCCCCCGCGCTGAACAGCGTATAAAAGCAGCGGAATCTATTCTTAATCGAGTAGGAGTGGGCAAACATGACAAGGTTGAACACAATGTTACTGCCCTGCATGGCGTTGTTCTTCTTCCCTCAAAGGCGGGGCAAGTAGACCCTATTATCATAAACAATGAATAAAATCTCTGTACACATTTTTTTTACACGCACTCAAACACCGTTTAGTCGCCTTTGCTATGCACATGACAAGGGCAAGTACTATAAGAGAGTTGAAGTAAGAACTGCAGAAGATTTTGTTGCTAGAGCCTACGCAATAGATCGTGGGCTAATCAAAGAGAACCAGATCGTACAAAATGGCTGATGATTTAAAAAGAGCAATAACAACAATCAGGGATGGACTAAAGTCTCATATTGATAGATCAGAGAGAGGCAAAGAAACAGCCTTTACTGCTCGTTCCCGTGATCTTGGTATTGCTGATCCAGATATACAAAGAGATGTCAGTAACGCACAATTAGCAAAGGGTGCTATGGGTGCTGCTTATATAGCTGCAGATTATGCTCTTGATCCTGATAAATACAGCCTAGAGGCGTTAAAAGATAAAGCGTCTAGGGCTGCATTTTCAAGGGTTGTACAAGAAGGTGAGAAACTTATTAATCGCCAGTTACCAGAGGGACTAAACCTCGATCTTAATTTTAGGGACATGAATTTTGATGAGGTGAGGCGCGGAGGACGACCCACTGTAGGGGTGGGATATAAAACACCTGTTGGGTTTGGAAGAGCAAGAGGGACAGCGGGTGTCGAAGCCAAACGCTATCCAAGTGGTGAAGGATATGTTGGGGGAAATGTAAGATTAAAGTTTGCAAAAGGTGGACACGTTAAACAATACTCCAACGCCCCAAGGAAACCACGACTAAAATAATGGCAGTAAAAAAGAAGAAGACAGCAGGAAATACCAAGATAGTATTTCACAAAGGTAAAACACTTGGACGATTTAGATCACCAGAGCGAAGGCATAAGAAAAGTATTAGACGAAAGCCCCCTGCCTTTGGTTGATAAAGCCGATGTAAGAGAAGAGCCTGTAAAGCGTAGAGGTCGCCCCAAGTTAGCCGAGGGTCAAAAGGGCAACTACCGCACCTCCGCAAAAGAGAGGGCTAGAAGAGCCTCTGCAGCCGCCGTTCGTAATGCAGACAGGGCTAAGAAGAAGGCGCAGAAGAAAGCTTCTAACGCCAAGGAAAAGAAAGACAACATCAAAAAGGTCGAACAGGCTCTGTTTAGTCCTAATGGTGCTAGAGTAATTGAAGATAATACACTACAGAATGTACCTAAGCCCGTAAAGGAGCTAGTAGAGGATGAAGCGGAAGTTATCTTCAAGCCCAACTCAGGGCCACAAACGGACTTTTTGGCAAGTCCTGAGAGGGATGTGTTTTATGGCGGCGCTGCTGGTGGGGGGAAGTCTTATGCTCTGCTTGCTGATCTTCTTCGCTACTGTAGCAACCCCAATCATCGCGCCCTTATTATTCGTCGCACACTGGACGAGCTTACAGAACTGGTTGACAAGAGCAAACAATTATATCCAAAAGCCTTTCCCGGCGCTATCTTCCGTGAATCAAAAGCAATGTGGCAATTCCCGTCAGGGGCTACGGCATGGTTCTCCTACCTCGACAAGGACAAGGACGTAACACGCTACCAAGGACAGGCTTTTACATGGATTGGTATTGACGAGATTACGCACTACCCAACACCCTATGTGTGGGAATATCTGCGTTCTAGACTTCGTACTACTGATTCTGGAATTAATGCGTACATGCGCTGCACAGGAAACCCCGGAGGGGTAGGTGGCTGGTGGGTCAAGAAGATGTACATTGACCCTGCACCACCTAACGCACCTTTTGCAGCTACTGATGTTGATACAGGTAACGCACTTTTGTGGCCTGATACAGCAACTAACGGTAAAGCAGGTCAGCCGCTTTTTCTTCGTAAGTTCATTCCGGCGCGATTGACCGATAACCCCTACCTCGCTGAAACTGGTGAATATGAAGCCATGTTGAGGTCGCTCCCAGAAGTCGAACGAAGGAGGCTTCTAGATGGGGATTGGGATGTCGCAGAGGGAGCGGCGTTCCCAGAGTTTTCCCGCAACATACACGTTGTGGAAGCCTCTCAGACGCAAATACCTGCTAACTGGTTGCGCGTCCGCGCAGCGGATTATGGGTATGCTGCCCCTTCATGTGTTCTGTGGGGTGCAGTCGATTGGGATGATACTCTGTGGATTTACAGGGAGTTTTACGGCAAGGGCCAAACAGCAGAGATGCTGGCAAATGTTATTGTAAGTCTAGAGGGGGATGATCCCGGCATGTATTACTCTGTGCTTGACGCTTCCTGCTGGAACAGAACGGGCAGCGGTCCTTCCATTGCAGAAACTCTTATTCGTAGGGGTGCTAGGTTCACTCCTTCTGATAGAAATAGAATAGCGGGTAAGCTAGAGTTGCACAGCCGGTTAAGGGTTGATGATTTTACAGGCGAGCCAAAGATAAAGATACTTTCTACGTGTACCCATCTGATACGCACTCTCTCAGGACTACCTCTGTCAAAGACAAACCCTGAAGATGTAGATACGAAAGCAGATGACCACGCCTACGATGCTTTGCGATACATGTGCATGACGCGTGCAAGAGGCCATCTAACGATCAATTCTATGATGAATAAGATGAAAGAAGCAAAGCCTAAACCTTTTGACTCTACGTTTGGTTACTAATTATGGCTGATAGTTCAGGAAGATCATCTTTTCCAGAAAGGAAAGCTGGTGTAGGGCCGGGCAAGCAGCTACAAAGTATTGTAACTAATCTGCCTGAAGCTGAGATAAAAAAGTTAGGAGTTAGAAACCCCATATCCTTAACAGCGGACGGAGCAAACACTCTTTTAAAGAACATGGAGAGAACGGGCAGAGGTCTACAAGGCGCTCTTACAGATTTAACAAATACTATAGATAAATATGAAAAACACCTTGTTAAAACTCAAGGAGTAGATGCTGCAAAAGAGTTTATTGGAAGGCTAGATGAGGCTTTTCCTGACGGTATAACGAGTATAGAAAGACGTATAACTGAAGCGAGAGCATACGAGAATCTTTTGTATGAGGCAGGTTATCTAGAGGATGCTGATCCAGATTTAAAAGAGCTAGATAAAGAATTTAATAGCCTTGATAAAGATAGTCGAAATAAACGCTCTAGTAAAGGTAAAGAAATATTAGCTATAAAAGAAACAGGCGGTGTTCCTGCAGTTATTGGCAGAGATAAAGATGGAAAACTAATATATCATCCTACTAAAACTATACCGTATAAATTAAAATTAAGTCAAAAAGGTATTGATGAAGTAAAGAACTTTAAGCTTCCTGCATATGTTAGTGCTAACTTACCTGCAATAGTTGACAATGCAAAACCTATAGAACAGCAGACTAGAAAAAATAAAAGACGATTCTATGAGGGTCAAAGCGTCCCATCAGATGATGCCCCTCCCTTAGCTAATAAAGTTGTTTCGCCTAAAACTGGTATAGAATACGACAACTTTAATGCTATGCAAGCGGCAGAGGGTAGCACACCCCGTCCGGGTGGAGAGACTGTAGAACCAAACAGAGGCGAGGCTTCACGAAAAGCAAGAGGAGCAGTGATTGTACGCAGCGACGTTAATACATTTAAACAGGCGATGGGCAAGGCTGTTAGCAAGGGCGGCAAAGTAAATCTGTTTACAGAGATTGTAGATGAAGCCCGTAAGATCGATCCTAAAGTATCTATGAACGCGATGCAGGACATTAAGGACTATTTGTTTTTTACAGGTCATTTAGAAGCTGATAAAGAAGTATCAGGAAAGTTAGGACCATCTCGTTTGTCAGATGCTGATGTGCCAGAGTACGTTAAACCTAGTCAGAAGTATTATAAGCAAGGTTTAAAAGTGTTAGACGCTGGAGGGGAAAATCAACCTTTAGTCATTAGAAAGCTGAGTGCAGACCCTGACATTCAAAGTATGTCCAGCGGTGCTAGATCAGTGCCAGAGATAACTGGCCCCCAAGCAGCAACTCCTGATAAGCCAGTATCTGAAAGGACCAGCCGCCTACTAAACATTATTAAGGGGGGCGGTAGAAAAGGACTAAAGGTTCTTGTTCCCGGTGTTGGTTTAGCAGCAACAGCAATAGAGGAAGCTGCGGCCTCAACTCCTACAGCCAGATCAGCTTTTTCTGAAATAGAATATGATAGAGTGATGGAAGAAGCTAAAAGAGAAGAACTAATCCCTGAAGAAAGTGAAGTAAGGGGGAGAACTATGGAAGAGGTAAAAAGCAGAACCTCTTTTATGAACCAATAGCTACAGAAAGGAAAAACTATGTACGCATATGGTAAAGAATACATCATGGGTATGATGAAGAAACAGGGCGAAGTAAGTGATGCCCCAGATGGTGCTTTGCACCGCGAAGGAGTAGATCAGATGTTAGTCGGCAAGATTGACCGCGATGCTCTGAATGTTGATATGCCCCGTCCGAAAAGCAATACGGTTGACCCGGCTGTATTTCGCATGGCCGACGAAAAAGACTACTAAGTAAGGAAGTCCTATGGACGATTCACCTTTAGGCGATATCACAGCGGCTGCTTTTGTTGATGACGCTTCTACTAACGTAGTTGGCACTGTTAAGTCAAAGTTTGAAGAAGCGGAACATGGCCGTTACCAGCATGAACAACGCTGGCTAAAAGCCTACAAAAACTTTAGAGGTATCTACGACTCGACTACTCAGTTTAGAGAGTCTGAGAACAGTAAAGTTTTTGTTAAGATTACAAAGACAAAAGTTCTGGCTGCATATGGGCAGATAATTGACGTTCTTTTTGCAAACAAGAAGTTCCCAATTGTTGTTGAGCCTAGCCCTGTGCCTGAAGGTGTAGCGGAGTTTGCACACCTTAGTAAAGCCCCTATGCCTCCACAGCAAGAGGAGCCTGTTGAAGACCCCTACGGTTTCCCCGGCGATGGCCGGGAGATGGCACCGGGGGCTACAGAAGCTTCTCCTCTAGCGGGATTAGCCGGGAGGTATGAAGGCGTTGATCTGCAGGAGGGTCCAAGCCGTCTGGGTGAGCCTCAGATATCTCCCGCACGGGAAACTGCACGGCTGATGGAAAAGCAAATCCACGATCAGATGCACGAAAATAATGCTTCGAATATTATGCGCCACTCTCTTTTTGAGTGCGCTCTTCTTGGCACAGGCATTGTAAAGGGACCGCTTAATGAAAATAAAACTCTTCACAGGTGGGACCAAGAAAAAAACTATAGCCCTTACAAAAAGCTTGTACCCCGTTTGGAGTCGGTTTCATGCTGGAACTTTTACCCAGACCCCACCGCTACTAATGTGGACGATTGTTCCTATGTAGTGCAGAGACATCGACTAAACAGGTCACAGATGCGTGATCTTATGGACAAGCCATTCTTTAATGGCGAGGCTATTGCCAAATGTCTTAGTGGCGGTCCTAACTACACGGATAAATACTTTGAAGACACTATCCGTTCAGAGAGCCTAGAAGACTTAGCCGCTGTTGACAGGTACGAAGTTCTTGAGTTCTGGGGCAATCTAGACAGCGATCTTATTCGTGAGATGGGCATTCCTATGGAAGTGGACGATCTTTCAGAGGTTCCTGTAAACGCGTGGATATGTGGCAATGAAGTACTTAGGTTAGTCCTAAATCCATTTGTTCCGTACCGCATTCCCTACTTTGCAACGCCGTATGAGATTAATCCATATCAGTTGTTTGGTATTGGTGTACCAGAAAACATGGAAGACGCCCAGCTACTAATGAATGGTCATGTAAGAATGGCTATTGACAACTTAGCTTTAGCTGGTAATGTAGTGTTTGATGTTGATGAAGCATCTCTTGTACCGGGACAGAACTATGATATCTATCCGGGTAAAGTGTTTAGGCGGCAATCTGGTGTTACTGGTACAGCTATTAATGCTGTTAAGTTTCCTAACACCGCTGGTGAAAACATACAGATGTACCAAGCTGCTCGACAGTTAGCCGATGAAGAAACAGGACTACCCAGTATTATGCACGGTCAAACAGGCGTATCTGGTACAGGCCGTACCGCTGCAGGACTAAGTATGTTAATGGGCGGTGCTAATCTCAGTGTAAAAACTGTTATTAAAAACGTTGATGACTTTCTTCTCAAGCCCCTTGGTGAGTGTATGTTCTTTTGGAACATGCAGTTTAGCGAAGATAGTCCTGAGATACAGGGAGATTTAGAGATTAAGCCGCAAGGGACCGCTGCAGTTATGCAGAAAGAAGTTCGTAGTCAGCGTCTCACAGCGCTACTGCAAACAGTGGCTAATCCAATGCTTGCTCCGTTTATCAAGATTCCCAATCTAGTAAGGGAGCTAGCTATTGCACAGGATATTGATCCTGATCTGTTGGTAAATGATATCAACGATGCACAAATCTTTGCAGAGGTATTGAGAGGACTAAATGCTCAACAAGGAAACATGCCAAACCCTGCTGCCGCTGGTCAACAATCAGGCGGCATGGGACAGTCTGGAGGACTACCTAGTGGACCTGAAGGAGCGCCATCAGGCCCTGCTGGTGGTGGAGAAATCGGACTTAGAGATGCGCTTGCTGCAGGGGAAGGTGCAGGTGGTGGATCACCTCCTATCCCTGAAGTCGCAGGTTAATACACAACAGAAAGAATACAGTAAACGTGGCAACTAATATTCAAGAAGCACTGGCCGGAGGTTTATCCGTTACTGCTAAACCTGTGGCTATGGAACAACTTCCTGATGCTACCATTGATGTAAGTGGTGGTTCTCTGTCTCTTGGTATTGAAGGTCTTGGTGTAAAACGTAAGAAAGACGATCTTTCTGCTGTTACATCTTCTACATCTCAGATTGCTATGCAGGATTTGTTTGGCGATCTTCTTGATGAGGTAAACTTCTCTGATCCTAACAGTGTAGATGTTTTTAGAAATAGCGCACAGACACGCATTGATGAGATGGACTCTGGTTCTTTAAGTAACGCTCTTGGTCAAGCTTCTTCAGTAGCTCAAGATGTATCCTCATTAGTAGGGTTTGTTAGCGGTGAAGATAAGAAACAAGATCAGTTTACACAAGTGTTTGGTCCTCCTGCGCCTACAAGCATTGTTCAAGAATCTGCAGATGATTTTGGTGTAGGTTCTGATTTAGGAACAGGTGTAGTATCAACCTCTAGTTTGGAAAATCCAGACTTAGCAGCACAGCTAACAGGACAAGCTTTTGGTGCTATAGCTAGCGGTGACCTATCAAAGTTTGGAACAAGTTTAGCAAGCGGGGCGATTGGTGCTTCAGGGGCAGGGGGGCCTCTTAGCGGTGCTGGCGCTGCTTTTAGCTTGGCTAACGCGGATATTACAAATGCTTTTGGCGCAACACAAGCTTTAAGTTCTGCTCTTACTGTTGCACAACAAGCAGCTTCTGTTCAAGACTTAGTAACGTCAGGAAAAAGTTTTGCATCTATTTTTGAACAGGGCGTTGAAAATATAAAAGAGTACGCACAGGGGGTATGGAGTGCAGTAACAAATCCGGCAGCAGCAATAGAAGCATTTGGAATGAGTGTGCAGTATGGGACTCAGACTCCAGATTTGTATTCTTTTGATATGCCGGGGGGTCAGATAAATTTTAACTTTGATGCTAAAACAGGAAGCCTAGCCACTCCGGGGCTTATAGGTATGATGCTTGGTAACGTTCCGGGTGTTGGTGCTATGTCTAGAATAGCGCAAACAGGTATGAAAGCTTCAGGCTATCTTGGAGACATTAGTGATAGAGCGCAAGGGATGGCAAACGCTTTTTCAACGCCGGGACATCAGATTAGTATATCTCAGAATGGACAAGCAGGAGTTACAGGCTTTAGTAATCCTTCTAGTGGTGAGCTAGGTGGATATGCTGCTATTGATATGACAGATGTACCCGGAAGTAACATAGGTGCTTTTGGTATAGATATGGGAAGTTTAGCTGATTCTTTAGGACCAAATGGAACAGTAGATAGTTTAACTCGCGAGGACATTGAGCAACATACTTATGGAGGATTTGCTGGTCCTCCTACAGGTACTGATCCTGAAGACCTTGCGACTTATGAGGAAGAGGCTCAAGCAGCTAAAAGTGCTATTGCAGAAGCTTATGGTAACACTGCAGCAGAAATTTCTGCTACAACGCAAGAAGTCTTTTCTAACTACACCCAATCTTTTATGCAAGAGTTTGAAGCTCTAGGGGGTAAATATGCAGTAGGAATGGGTGCGATGACAAGAGCCGATGCTTTAACTATGAGTCACGCAGCAGCGTATAGAGAAGACCCAGCAAGGGCGCTTACTGCCCTAAATCTACAGTATGAAAGAGACTTTCCAGAACCGGGAAGGACAAATCAAACAAGAGAAGAAGTTTTAGCTGAACAAAGGATAGCCTTCCAACAAGAAAAACGGCAAACTTTTGTAGATGCTTTACCCGATTTAGGGCAAGGTGCTGCTGACGACTATAATTCTCAAAATCCAAGCCCTGAAGTTGTAACTGCCGTAGAACAGCTAGGGCTTGATGGACTTAACGCGAACGTTAACGAAGATTCATTTCAAAAGGAACAAGTAGCCGTGCAGATGGCTATAAATAGAGGGGACTTCTCAACAGGTCGTGAAGATGCTCCGGGGCTTGGTGGAGGAACTGGTGGAGTTTCTATGACGGGGTATGAAGCTGCAGGAGCAGCAGCAGCAGAGGCAGTGGCAGCGGCAGAGATTGATTTTGGCGAGGGTGAGCAAGATGAGAGCAGCATAGGTGGCACCCCCGGCTATGACCCCGGTGTTGATGAGCCGGGGTCACCCGATAGTGAAAGCGATGGCGAAGGTTCAGACACTTGTGTAATAGCAACACATGCAGTTGCAGCTAAAAGCTTTTCAGCGCGTGACAAAGCGAAAGCAGAGGTTTGGTGCGCTCGTAAGTATCACGGTAAATGGTATGGTGAATTGTTTAGGCGAGGCTACAAACATGCTGGCAAAAAAGCAATTAACCGGGGCGAGGCAGCAAAGCACTATCAAGAGTTTAAAGATTTTGTATCTTATGGCCGTGGTTTAAAAAAAGGTTGGAGACAGGCTGTTAACTACCACAGAAGGACGGCTCAGTTTTTCTTAACAGGATTGATGCTGGCGACATGCGAAAAATTTAAGGCTGAATAATTATGGAAATAACACAAGATCAATTTACAACTAACCTAGAGCAAATGCCGCAACAG